ACAACACTTTAAGTCACTATTTATGGTGTCCCTATGGTGTCCCTATGGTGTCCCTCAGGGACACGTCTTGCGGTAAAGCTACCTAAATACACTTGAGACTTGCTCATGGGTTAGAATAATCTATATAATAAAAATATGGCGCAAATTAAAAAAATAGAAAGATCTGATAAAGATTTAACCCCTAAACAGAGATTATTTTGTGACATTCTTGTGGCAAATTGGGGCGAAATTACGTATGCGGAAGCCTGTAAACAGGCCAAATATGAGTGTGCAAATGAAAAAGACTACTCAGCCATAGCTTCAAGGCTACTAAATAGACGTTTAAACCCACATATTGCGAAATATTTAGATAGAAAATATGAGGAAGAAGTCAATAAATTTAAAAAAGATAAATTAAAACGTTTTAAAAGACTAGATCATTTATCTAAACAAGCAGAAAAAAATAAACAATTTAATGTCTCTGTGCAGGCTGAGTTTAGATCTGGTCAGCTAGCAGGGTTGTATGTCGATAAAAGAGAGGTTAAAGTTAGCGGATTAGAAGGTATGACACGTATCGAACTCGAGAAAAAATTAAAAGAATTATCAAAAAAAATTGATGGATATAATGCAAAAACAATCGAGATCGAAGCGGAAGATACCTTGGAAATTAAAAAAAGCTAGTTGGTCAGAGTTCTTAGTTTTATTTAATAAAAAACATAACCCGCAATTGGTCACAAAATTAGGTAAGGTAAATGTCAAGACGAAAAATTACACACAGAAAAAAAATAAAAAATGAGATTGATAAATATCCTATGGTCTCTGTGGAGTGGTATGATATTGTTTCAAATTCAAATTGGTCTAGCTTTCAAGAATTACAAAAATCTAAACTTGCTACATGTATTACCAAAGGCCATTTATTCTCACAGAATAAAGGTGTGACTAGAATTTTTGGGGATTATTCTTTTGCTGATAATGGCGTTGATATTGAAAGTGTTGGGAATACGACTATAATACCTAATAACGTTATTAAAGATATTAAAAAAATCTAATGTGGCGGTGGTAAGTTTATTTACGCTATACAAATTTTGAATATACACATGGCACAAAATTATTCAAAATTTACGAACTTACCTAGATGCAGGAGAACATCGGAGACCCGCCACTATCCCAAATCGTTAATGCATTTTTTTCATTTTTCCACCCTGCTGTAAAATATTATCCTCACCAAATTTTTCTTTTAACACCTTACCAATTTGAGAGATCATTTTTACCTCAGTATCTTTAGCCTTATCTTGTTTTTTTGGAAACTCTTTATGTTTCGTTAACAAAATAGGGTTTGTCCAATAGTAAACCCCCTCATTTGCATAGGTATCTTTTGGTTTCTTTACAGATTTACATTCAGAGATATACCACTCATTATCTTTAAAGATGTAAATGTATTCAATCATGAAATCACCTCTCATGGAGTTAAAATACATCCACTCATCCCTATGCTTTTCCGGGTTATTATCTTTTTCACCCCGGTCTCTTCCGTAGAAAAAACATTCATCAATAGTTTCACCTAAGTATGAAGCTCCTCCATGATTTACTAACTGATCTGCTTTTTCATAAGAATTGTAGTATTTATGTAAAAATACTCCAACCCCCTCCGGGTATCCGTCACTATGAACGTAGATAACTTTTATTTTATTTGTTGCAGGATCTACAACCGCAACGTTGCTTCTAGTTGACATCTTTTCCTCCATTTATTATGCAACCTCTTTTTTTAGAATTAACGGGGTTTCGCAAATGTAAAAATGCACATCGCCCTTATCTTCAATAATTCTAAAAGCTTTTCTTTTTTCCTCTGCTATTTCTTTAGTTTTATATTGTCCAACAATTCTAAAACTACTTTCCATATTGTCGAACTCTTGCTCTCTAATTATTAAAAACATATATTATTACCTCCTTTTCCTAAGATTAAATTTATATATTTTTATTTCTGGGTCACCAAACCCAGTTGTATTTGCAAACATGACCGGGCATTGTTCCAACCAGTTTTCAAATTTTTTTCTTGTTTCATTCTCATAATTTTTGATATGATTTTTTGTAATAACTTCATCAATATCATGTTTAGTTTGATCACTCATTCTGCAACCTTTCTACCTATGTATCCTTCAGCCACCTTTGGACTTAATTTATATCTGCTTTCGTTTTCATCTTCCCAATTTAATTGTTTCATTAATTTAAAAAGAGAAAATTTATCCCCCGCTTTAACCTCAACCAAAGCATCTAGGATCTGTCTTCTAGTTAAATAACCACCGCCATTGTCTTTGCTCATAGCCCTAATTACGCTATCTGGCATGCCCATATAATCGCAGCTATTCCTAAAATCGGATAGCCTCCAATATATTGATGAAAAACATGTAGATAAATATTTTCCGTGTTTTAGAAAATATGCATTGTCCCCATCTTTTCTTCTACTAACATAAATATCAACCCAGTCCACTGGTGATACTACACGCTCTATTTTAGTTTTCTTTGAATATGGATTAATTTCGCATATCTCATCTTTTATTTTTTGTGTAACTTTATTCATCTTTTCCTCCTCCTAATAAGATATCATAAGATAAATTAATTGCAAGTATTATTTTGGTCGAGATCCCCAACGGCTTTGCCCCTACATGGGGATCTCTATTGCGCTCATCAAAGGCCGGCTTGCGCAAATTTTTAAAAATCATTTTCTATTATCTCAAATTCAATTGGTTTAGCTTGAGACCACCCTTCAATTTGATCAAAATCATAAATGAATTCTCCAACATATCCCACATGCATATCATTTACTCTAAAATTTTTTTCATCCACATCAATATCAATTAAACCACTTTTACCATTTATTCTGATTGTTGTATTTTTAGTTTTAAAATATCTTTGTAATGCTTGAGCGATAGCACAACGGCTACAACTCCCCGGCTCCCCTTTCTTAATATCCTTATCTATAACTTTAATTGTATGTTTCATTTTTCCCTCTTAAAGTAATTTATTTTTTCTAAATACTCGTAAGCGTCATCCATAGTAGACCTAAAGTGTTCAGTCCTATATTCGCTTGGCGTGTCTTCATCTGCTTGACAACACATACTAGCTAAATGATCTGCTAGTAATGTATTTTGCTTGCTTAATTCAGCAAGTCTATTTTTTAATGTTTCGTTCTCTGTCATATTATCCCTTCTGCTCACTTGTTAATTAAAATGTCCTTCACCCAATGGGTGATCGTCCACTATTACAATATCATAACCTGGATATTCTAATTTCATTTTTCTTATGCTCTCATTCGCTATTTCATGAATGTCAATTACTACTTGTTTGTCATCTACATTGACAGCGTGATATACTCTAACCTTTGCCATTATTCCTCTTTAACCTCTTTTCCTCTTATGTGTTTCTTTATATGTAAAATAAGGGTTACCTCTTCTGAAATAACTCTCCAACATTAATTGTAATTGTAAATAAAACCATCTCTCTATTTTTTTCATTTTTCCCCCTTTTCCTCTTCAATATCTTCTTCATCATTAAATTGTTCTCCCTTAACCTTTATATTGTCTTGCAAAGCCTCAAATAAATTTAATGAACTACAAATTAATTTTGCTCGTTCCTTATCATCACAAAAAGCTATAGTTGTTGTTTTACCATTTTGAAAATCATAATTTACTGAGTTTTCATCTGCAAAATAATATCCGTCAAATGTGTCTTTATCAAACATATCTATGTTGACATAAAAAGTTTTTTTCATTGTTTACCATCCCTCTCTTTTTGTTTATTAAACGATCTTGTTAACTTTTTTTGATAATCATCATATCTATTTTTTATAACTCCCTTGGCCCCTCGATAGCCCAGATAGGCTATCAAGAGAACTATTAAAATTATAAAAGCAATTAAACTAAAAAACATTTCAATTAACTCTGACATTTTCAAATACTCCAATTGTAATTTGAAATTGTCCCGTTGAAACTATTCCAAATCCTAATGTTGGTTTATTACTTAATAGTTTAGCCATGAGACTAATTAATTGTTCAATAGTAAGAGCCGGCTCATCTGGTCGACCAAATCCACTACTATCAACAAATAGCCCACCCTTATCTAATATCTTATGTGAATAAGGTAGTTCCCATTTCATAACGTATTTGTTTACATCGAAACGTTTCCAACCTTTTGGAACATAGTTTCCTAAATGCTCTATTTCCTTTAAGTCATCTACGTCCAATGTTTTTTCTTCAAACGTTGTAGGTTTTATTCCGTGTCTTTTTGCTTTGTTACCCGCTTCTTTATTAAGAGCAACAATTGTGTCAATGTCCATCATGATTAATAATCCTCCATATTTATTTGATCGACCTTCTCCCAATCAATGTGACCTTTATTATAACTAACTGGCCTTCCATATCCGTCTATGATTGAAACTCTTCCATTTTTTTTATCTTGTTTGATTATCTTAGCCTCTAAAAACTCATTAACCCATCTTCCCACTGACCCCTCTAATTGCAGCCACTGACCAGAGTTAAATAATTTTAAAGCTTGCTCGCACTCTTGTTCTATTATCATCTTTTCCTCTCTATTAATTAATGACCTAAATAATTACTATCAATTTTAATATCAGAAATTTCTATTGGCATGCTGTCACCGGCCTTATTAAAACTATCTGACAATTTATTGTGGATCTTGGCCAGAGCAACTACGAATTTTTTTTCGCTTGCATTTTCAATGCCCTCTCTTGACCACTCCTCAATTTGCGCTCTTATCTCTTCCATAACATAAGATTGAGCCGCCTGCTTTGGTGTCATCTCTTTCTGTTTGATGAACTTTGCATAGTGTTTAATCATTTTATTCTCCTATTATTAATTTAACTTACCCTCACATCATATCTTATTGATATGAGATAACAAGAAAAACTTTTGGTCAAGATTGTCGCACCTACTTTAGAATAGTTATAAAGTAGATGCGCAACCATAAGTTGTATTAATCTTTAATTCCAAAATCTTCCGCTTCTGAAATTCTTGATTGTTTTTCCTCTAAGCTTAACTGATCCCAATCCTTTGGAAACGTACAGCCCGCAATTTCAAAAAATCTCTTTTTTTGTTCCATTGCCTTCTCATCATTTGTTGACAATAAACCAAATAATTTTGAAACCATTGCTGTGGTTTTTAAATGATTGTTTTGTCTTGCTTCTGTCATATCCTGACCATCTTTTGATTGTCTAAATTTTAGACTTTCTTTAAAGACTGAGTTTTTTGTTCTTGATTGTTTTCTTTCTACCCCGCAAAAATCCTCAATCCAATTCAGGTGTTTTGCTGTAGTCATTGACCATACATTTTCTGAAATAATCAATGTATTGTCGCTGTCTATAAATGCAACGGGTGTTGTGTAAGAATAAAAAACTCTTATTCCGTCCTCATCTTTATAATAAAGATTTCTGGTTGATCTTAGGTATTGTTTTTTCATTGTGTCCTCACTTTGTTTTGGCATCTCATCAGTGCATGGCCGCCACCCACACAGACCCGGGGATTGCTCCCCGGGTTTCGATATTTACGGCTTCCCGCTTTTTTCAATCTTTTCGATCAAATTCTTTTCGTGCAAAAAATTTGCAACGTTTCGAGATATGGCCAGAGTGTGTCTGTCTCTGTCACCTCGAGACATCTGCCTAAAATGGAAGTGTCTCTGCTCATCTTTGAGGCCCGTTGCATTGTCAAACTTTCTGATCAAGTGTCTGGCCTCCTCTCTTTGTTTAAATGTACTCATTTTTTACTCCTTTAGTTTTTGGCATCTCTTCAGTATATGGCCGCCACCCATATAGATCTGGGAATTGCTCCCCAGATTTCGATTTTATAACTCATATGCTAGTCTTTTTAATGTTAGTTTTTTCATTTATTTATCCTCCCACTTTTCTTCTAACTCTTTAAGTTCAACTTCTGATTTAGCTATCCAATCTTTTAAAACTTTTGCAGGAACATAAGTTTTTAAGATATGCTCAAAAGTAAATTGATCATCATAACTATCGTTAGTATAGCTTTTGATTTCTGATCTTAATTCAGCGTATCTGCTTCCTAACTCTCTTTTTGTTTTCATGTTTACTCCTTTTTTATCGTTTTTCATAATCATAAGATTACATGGGATAATTAATTTTTAATACTATCAAAAGTGTCGCACCCCTAAAATAATTTCTAGTATAGGTTGTGTTGTATTTTTGCAACACTTGTTGTAAATAAACCACATGTCTCAGCCGGAAGCACAACTCTGGAAATCAATTAAAAAAAACCTGGAGCCGCATAATTTCTTTTTGACCAGAATTGAAACTCAAACTATTTCTGGCGTGCCAGATGTTTTTGGTGCTTTTGATGGAGTTAGTTTTTGGTTGGAACTTAAATCAAATAAAGTCAATTATCCCACCTTGAATAAGTATCAAATCGTTTGGATCAACAGAGCAATTAAAAATAAATTAAACGTGTTAATCTTAGTTAGAGGCCAAAAGGATAAAGCCCTAAAATTATACAGACCCCGGTTCTTTTTTACAGATCCACGGACACTTGAGCCTGATTTTATTTATAAAATCCCGGTTGATTGGCCGTTGTTCGTTGACCAGTTTAAGCGTGCCGTGTTGACTGGATACGTGGCCAGTTAAAATTGACACCGGATCAGTAATCATTGGCCATTAGAAGGCTCAATCGAAACATGAAACCAGATCCGTTAACATTTAAAAAAAAATCACCGCCGCAGAAACTCGGTACTTTGTCTAGGCTAGCTTGTGCTAACTTACATAGAAGTATATAAGGTTCAAACAGAATGAACTTTTAGCATGGTTAAGAATCTTGATATTTTAACAGATGATGAACTAAAGGACTTAGTTTTACAGAAACAACTAGAGTATATAAAATTATGCCAAGATGACTTTTTAGCGTTTGCACAAGCAGTATGGCCTGATTTTATTTATCGTAAAACAAAGGACCCAAAAAGATACGGGCATCATCAGATAATAGCGGAAAAATTTCAATCAATATCTAAGGATGAAGAAAAGAGATTAATAATAAATATGCCACCAAGGCATACCAAATCTGAATTTGCTTCATATCTTTTTCCGGCATGGATGATTGGTAAGAATCCTAAAATGAAACTGATGCAGGTATCACACAATGCTGAACTTGCAGTAAGGTTTGGTAGTAAGGTTCGAAACTTGATGGATACAGAAGAGTATAAAATGATATTCGGTGATGTTAAATTAAGAGAAGATAGTAAGGCAAAAGGACGTTGGGAGACCAATCATGGTGGGGAATACTTTGCAGCGGGTGTTGGCGGTTCTATCACAGGACGAGGGGCGGACTTACTTATTATCGATGACCCACATACTGAACAAGACTCATTGTCTGATACAGCAATGGAACGTGCTTACGAGTGGTACAGTTCAGGACCCAGACAACGTTTACAACCCGGTGGCCGTATTCTTGTAGTCATGACTCGTTGGGCCACTGACGATTTAACAGGAAGGCTCATTAGAGCACAATCTGAAGTTAAAGCTGATCAATGGAAAGTAATTTCTTTTCCT